ATCGAGTCTGGACATGCCGCCATTAGTACCCCATCACAATAGGTTAGCTAGCTTGAGCTACTAGCTCTTCTATTGCCACCCACCGTTTCTGAAATTTCAGAAGCGGTCGTTGCGGCGTTCCCGAAACCCATACATCATATGGGGAAGGGTCTTCAGTGAAATACTGAAGCAACGCAGATTCGCCATTGGTCAGCGGCTCACGGTGTTGGACACTAATTATGGTCACAACCCAAGCCTCGATACGCTGAAGATTGACATTCCAACGACAACGATTGTAGTTGGACATGTCCCTTGTACGTATCTTAAGACCAAAAGCACCGGACCTCATTGGTACCATGGGCAAAGCCCTTGGTAGTGTCGACGCTACAGATCGACTGGTGTGCAGATAGAACTTCTTGTAAAAGTTGTTACTGCACTCCACCGTTGTAGCTAGAGACTCCGGTTTGCCGTCATTCTCGCCTTTCCAATAGACGGGAGTCACATCGACCCCGTCAAAGGCGTCAATACCACAGCTCTCCCTGAACCTTCCGGTCCAGAAAGACTTCGAGGCATTGACCTTGAAATCAAGGATTTCAAGAAGCGAGAAAAACAGCTCCCGACTGTCAACTGGGATGATGATGTCATCCCCGAAAACGGACACCTCTCCTGCGAGCGATCGAATATTTCGAGTCGTAGGGCGAAGCCCGCGTGCTGAAAGTACGCAGGTAATCGCAACGCCAAGAAATATAAGAGACTCAACAGGAAAGGTACAGGCGCTCCCCATAGTTGAGAACTTTCTCAACTCGATAAGATCCGGTACGGAAGTACTGAGATCCTGTCGCAAGACGGGGGTCCTACACGCAGCAAGATAGGTCAATAGACGCGGATTGCGTCTAAAGAACTGGCCTACCGCGTGGCACGTAACGCGATCGCTGGCAGCCGAAAGATCGACTGTACAAAGCGATCCGTCCAGAGACCCACGACGGCAGAGAGTTTGGTTACGAGTCTGATCGCGAAAGCGAAGAAACTTTGATAACCAAGTTCCACCAACGCGGCTCCGAAAGTAGTCCCACAAATTTTGTTGGCACCACTGTCGGGAACAGGGTTCCGCGGCGATAAGCCGCGGCTTCCTGTAGTCTTTGGGGACGGCAACGAGTCGAGACGAATGAGACCTTCCGGATACCAGGTCACCGGCGATTGATCGTCGATGTCCTGGTCCAGCTGGTCCCCGGAGACCTCCGAAGAGGTCCCCAGGGTTTTCTCCCTCGTCTCCCTCAATTTGTCGCCCCATAGAACATGCTCTATCTTTGCAACGGCATGAGCCGGAACATCGACATGAGCAAGAACTATGGCTACGCGCCCAACTTCCAAAGTTATGGTAACCATAACTTGAAATTGGGAAGGATTTGTCCAGAGTATCGTCCCAGCCGTCTGTGAGAAGTTTGTACTTCTCCGGACGGCCAGGCGCCTCTGAAACAGCACCTGGTCCGTGCTTGAACGACCAACGATTCGGGTCATAATGCCCGAGGCTGGCCGTAAGAATGCTTGACACTTTATCAAGCATTCCAAGGAGGTCTTCCACCCGTGACGGGGACCGGCAAAACCGATCCATGTCTCCAACAACAACCTTGGCCCGATAGTAGGGCGAGTTACCATACCCATGGTAAGTCTCCTGAAATTGAGCCTCAGTTGGGTTAGATACCCAAACCTGATCAGGCTCGGGTAACGATTGGTCGACATCGTAGAATTCGCGGACTTCCGTCCGCGTCTTCTCTTCACTACAAGTGAAGGGCGCCTTCTTCGCCATCAGTAAAATCTGACGGAGAAAAAGAACCGCTTGGATGTCATAATCCTCCTTCAAGCATCCTGTCTCGTGAAAAACAAGTAAGTAGAGTCCCCTAAGAA